GCGAAGCCGCAGCAAAGAAGCTGGCCGAGGAGCGGGCGGCGGCGGAATCTGCCGCCAAGGCGCAACGGGAAGCTGAACTGGCAGAAGAGCGCGCTGCCGCTAAAGCTGCGGCTGATGCTGCCGCTGAAAAGGCCCGCAAGGAGCAGGCTAGATTGAAGGCCGTTGCCGACGAGGAGCGCCGGAAGCTGGCGCAGGCCGAGGCGGAGGCAAAGCGCCTGCGTGATGGGGAGGCCGAGCGCCAGGCCGCCGAAGCTGCCGCCAAAAAGAAGGCTGAGGCCGCGCCAGACAATGCGAAGGCGCAAGCTTATGCGGACGCGCTGCGCAGTTTGCCGCGCCCTGTGTTCCACAACAGTCACCACTTCTCGCTATTGAGCGCTAAGGTGGAGGCGCTGGCTAAATGGATCGAGTCTCAAATCTCAACCGGAGAATTGCTGTGAGCCAGGAACTTGTAAAGATGGACGGCACCGTCGTCCGCACCGCGCCCACGTCGCTTGAAATCCTTGACGCCGCCGTCCGTGGTGGTGTCACGTCCGAAAACGTCGCCGTGGTCAAGGAGATCATCGCCATGCGCCGCGAGGAGGTTGCGCTCGAAAGCAAGGCCAAGTTCAACCGCTCTTTTTTCGAGCTGCGGAAAGAAATCAGCACGATGAAGTTTTACGCCGACAAGGAGGCGCAAACCGATAGCGGTAAAGTCGCTTTTCGGTATTGTTCTGAGGCTGAAATAACATCGAAGCTTGACCCAGTTCTGTTCAAGCATGGATTCACGCTGATGTTCGGGCAGGAAACCGATGGGGACAAATCAACAGCGGTGGTTACATTGACGCATGAGGACGGTCATGACGAGACGCGCCGCTACTCTGTCCGGTCGGGCGGAACGAACCGTATGAAGGATGCCACGGCGGCGGACACGGGGGCCACCACAAGCGCGTGGCGACATCTGGTCATCAAGTGGTTTGGCCTAAAATCACGCACAAGCGAGACGGACGACGCCCGCAATTTGGGCGACATCGCAACGAAGATAACCAAGGAGCAGGCGGACGAGCTGGAACACCGCGTGGCGATGGCTAACGCGAACAAGGTGGCGTTCTTCGAGTTTGCCGGCGCAAACGTGAAGTCTTTTTCCGACATCGCGGCCATTGACTATCCCCGGTGCGACCGGATGCTTAAGCGGAAGGAAGGTGTCAAATGACCATCACCCTAACCATAGAGCGACCTTCGTGCACCATTGAATTGCAGGCGGGCACCATTGAATTGCAGGCGGATGTTGAATTTGAATATCACCGTGCGCATCGCGGAGAGCGGGATTCATGTGGTGGCGTGCGCGGGGCTGGTCCGGCATTGGAGCCAGACGAACCTGCGGAGTTAGAATTCATCCGCGCAACCGTTGACGGAAATGAGATAGAATTGCATGACGAAGAAATAGAACAAGCTGAAGAATTGGCTTGGGAACAAAAGGCTGACCAATGAAAGTTCACGCGCACTTCCAGCAAAAAACCGGCGGCGACGCAACCCAAGAATGGCTTGAAATCCGCGCCGGTAAAATCACCTCGAGCGAATTCTACCGCATCGTGGACAGCGAAGGCAATCTGCGCAAAGGCCAGATGCCGAAAACCTACCTCGCTGAAAAGCTGGCCGAGCGGTGGACAGGCCGCGCATCCGGCGGGTTCATCTCTATGGCCGTCAACAATGGCGTCATTGTGGAAGAAAAGGCATCCGCGTTCGCGTCACTCGAATACGGGCTTGACATCAAGCACGTTGGGTTTGTTGAGTCTGAAAAAGAGGAAGATGCAAATGGCGCGGGTTGCTCACCTGATGGATTGGTTGGATGGGCGGGGCCGTGGCTTGAAGATCGCGCAACCAGCGTGCTCCAAGGCGCAACCCCCCACTGGAGCGGCATTGAAATCAAGTGCCCCGAACTCAAGACTCACATTGGATACCTACTGGCTGGAAAGCTGCCGGATGACTACCGGGGCCAGGTTCAGGGGTCGATGTTGGTAACCGGCTGCGCGACATGGCACTTTCTGTCCTACCCGCTGGCCTGCTACCTCGACGCATTCCCGGCGTTCCATCTCGTTATTGAGCGCGATGAAAAGTATCACCTCAGTCTGGCGGAGTCGCTCGCCGAGTTCGCCGCTAAATACGAGGCCGCGTTCGCCCGCCTTGTGGAAATGAACGGCGCACCGCCTCCGCCCCGGCAACGCATGATGTTCAGTGCTGATTACAAACCCGGCATGTTCCGAGACGGAGACGTTACACCTTAATTTCAGGCACCTAAATCCAACCGCCCGGCGGGTTATTCCGCCGGGCATTAAAAATGAACTCAATCGAACTCCGAAAGAAATTCCCAAATGCACCCGAGAGCTTTATTCGGGCGAATGCAACTGATGCTTTTGGAATCCTGCCACAGCAGGCGAATGGAAAGCGCATACGCCAGAGCGAAAAGCCACTCATGAACAAGCTGGAGCAAGCGTGGTTCAGCCAATTGAGCATGTTCAGCTTTGAGGGTGAGCGGGTAAACGGACTCAGGGCGCAAGCCATCAAGTTTAAGATCGGCGGGAACGCCTTTTACAAACCGGACATGACTGGCTGGCGCGGCGGCCGACTGACCGCGTGGGAGTGTAAGGGGATGGCCGTAAAGAACATTGACCGGGGCAAGCTCGCCTTAAAGGTCGCGGCTCACCAATGGCCTGAGGTTGATTTCTGGCTGGTGTGGAAACAAGATGGTCAGTGGCAACAGCAAAGGATTTTACCTTAATTTCCCGCCGATGTGGCATGAAAAATATGACCTTAAAATCACCGTTCCCGTACTGGGGTGGAAAGCGTAAAGTAGCCGACGAAATTTGGAAGCGATTCGGGGCGGTGGCAAACTACGTCGAGCCGTTCTTTGGCTCAGGCGCGGTTCTGCTGGGCCGACCGGAGCCATTCAGCCTTGAAACTGTGAATGACGCCGACGGCCTGCTGGCGAACTTCTGGCGGGCATTGCGAGCGGACCCCGATGCTGTTTCTGGGTTCGCTGACTGGCCGGTGAATGAGAATGATTTGCACGCCCGCCACGCTTGGCTTGTCGGCGTCAAAGACTCACTGCAGGCGCGGCTAGAAGGTGACCCAGATTATTTTGACGCCAAAATTGCCGGTTGGTGGGTCTGGGGAATGGCCTGCTGGATTGGGTCTGGGTTTTGCAGTGGCAAGGGACCGTGGTCTGCCCAGGAGGTTGATGGGGCTCGGCAGCTCGTCCGCCTCGGCAGCAACGGTCAGGGAGTGAATCGGAAGCTCGTCCACCTCGGCAGCAACGGTCAGGGAGTGAATCGGCAGCGCGTCCACCTCGGCAACAAAGGTCAGGGAGTGAATCTGCAGCGCGGAGAGTTGATTGAATATTTTCAGCAGCTTGCCGACCGCCTGCGCGGCGTGCGCGTGTGCTGTGGTGATTGGTCCCGTGCGTGTGGCCCGAGCGTCACTTTTAACCACGGTATCACCGGGGTTTTTCTGGACCCGCCATATGCCGACACCGCCAATCGAAACAACAATCTTTACCGCTGTGAATCCAAAACGGTGGCCCACGATGTCCGCGAATGGGCGATTGAACAGGGTAAAAACAAGCTGATGCGGATTTGCCTGGCTGGCTATGATGGTGAACACCAGATGCCGGACAACTGGCTGGTGCACGTCTGGAACGCCGGGGAGGGCTACGGTGGTCAGGCGACCGAGCGAACAGGCAACGGGAAGCGGGAACGGCTTTGGTTTTCGCCGGCTTGTCTCAACCCAGAGCCGCAGCTTTTGTAATTCCGTTTGACTCCCGTAATGCTTATAGTATTGCTTACTCTGCTATGTACGCCAAAATATTCGCCTCCCTTTACCAAGGCACCCTGCGGGGTCGGCCCCATGAAATTCTTGTCTTTACCAACCTCCTGGCACATGCCGACGCCGCCGGGTATGTGGATAAGCATTTTCGGGCCGTGGCGGAGGAAACCGGCTTAACAGAGGAGGAAGTTCGGGCCGCAATCCTCATTTTGGAAGCTCCAGACCCAGAAAGTAGATCACCGGAATGTGCTGGCGCTAGGCTGCTTAGGATGGATGAACACCGGGCATGGGGATGGAAGATCGTGAACCACGGGAAGTATCGCGCCATCAAAAATGAGGATGATCGCCGGGAGCAAAACAAGCTCGCTCAAGCCCGGTGGCGCGAGAAGAATAAGCCGAGCAGTAGTAAGCAGCCATCAGCTGGCGTAAGCGATAGTAAGCAGCCGTCAGCTGGCGTAAGCGAGGTAAGCCCAAGCAGAGGCAGAGGCAGAGGCAGAAGCAGAGGCAGTAAGCAGATGCAACAAGCAGAAGCAGAGGGAGGGGGAAGCGCGCCCGCTCTTCCAACTCAAAAGCAACTCTGTCCCAAAGTGGAGCGAAAACTGCTTGGGGAGGACTGGCTGCAAAACGGGATGGCAACGGAATCAACCAGTCCCCTACCCTACGACGTAATCGCCGCCAAGGTGTGCTCGTTTTTTAACCGGCCAGCTGGCGCGCCGCTTTCCTACATCGAGCAAAGTGCGATCTCTGGAATTTCCCAGAGGGAAAGCGCGCTGTTCGAGTTGAAGGAAATCACCGCCTGGCGCGAGAAGGAAAAGGCGTTTTTTTACCAGTCAATGTCCAAGCTGCTCAGCAACTGGGATGAGGCGCTAGACAAGGCTCGAACATTTGAAGAAAGACAGAAACATGAAAACAATCGCTCAACTGCTCCCGACCGCAATGCAGGAACTTATAACGCCGGACCCCTGTCCGCAGCCGCTAAAGCCAAAGTTCGCTGAATGGCTGGGGTTCGACACCTGCGGCGATCCGGAGTTGGTCAAAATGGCCACGGCGGCCCAGCAATGGGCATCAGCATTCAAGGCCAAGGTGTCCCCGCGCTGGCTTTCGTTCATCGGCGTCAGTGGCACCGGAAAAACTCACATTTGCAAACGCCTCTGGCAATATGCCAAGGCCAATTCCGACTGGAGCCGGATTGATTATTTTCCCAAAATCATCTACTGGCCTGATTTTGTTCACAAACTTCGTTCTGGCTATGTGTTTGAAATGCGCCAAGAGATGAAGCGTTGGCCGGTGTTGTTTTTGGATGATATTGGGGCTGAGCGGGACGCCAGTGGATTTGCCGCAGAGGAGTTAAACACCCTGCTCGGCTGTCGGGTTGACCAATGGACTCTGATTTCCAGCAACAAGGACGCGGACGGACTCAAGGCGGTTGACGGTCGGATTTTCTCGCGTCTGATTCGCGATAAAAACATTTGTGTGGGTGTGAATACCCAAGACTTTTCGGAAAGAAATCTATGAGCCATTGGTATTGTAGAGTCTGCGACGACACGGTCAACATGCCACCGCCGGGTGCCCACGACGCGGCAAAGAATGCCTATTGTGTGGTCTGCCGGAATGACAGCGCTGACTGGAAGGCGGATGATGAGCCGGCCAAACCCACAAAACAGGCCAGCCGGGGCCGCGCCCTGCCTGCTGGCGAGGTTTTGAAGCGGTTGGCGGACATTCGGAGGGGGTTGAAATGAGGGGATTTTGATTTATGAGCAAAAATGAAGTAAATATCAACCATGAAAGATGAAATTTCACCACATGTAAGAAAAGAACCTTTCGGCCGGCCAACGGATTACAGGCCGGAGTTCTGCGAGCAGGTAATCGAGCTCGGTCGGCAGGGCAAATCTCGTGTCCAAATCGCCGCTGTTCTGGACGTTTGTCGAAAAACACTGATCGAATGGGAGAAGGAAAAGCCAGACTTTTGTGACAGTATGACGCGCGCTCGTGAGCTGGCGCAGGCGTGGTGGGAAGATCAGGGCCAGGATGGATTATGGGATTCAGATGCTCGGCGGCTGAATGCGGCGGCGTTCAGATTCCAGATGATCAACCGTTTCCCTCTGGACTGGCGCGACCGTGTCGAGCAAGTTGTGCAAAATCCCGACGGAACATCGATAGCACCGATTCAAATTGTTGTGAGGGGTGCGGAACTGCCAAAGGCGAAAGCATGAAAAGGCGCGTGTCAGTGGTGAAATACTATTGGTACCCAGACGCTTCAGTGTCAATACCAAATGCATCAAAGTGCACAAAACAGGGTGACTTTGTTTTATAAGGGAACGAATTGAATGCGCAAACATCAAACTAGTTTGAATTTTGAGCACTCCAGTTTATGAGCTTCGCGGTGGCAATGGGGAGCTTTTCACGAGCACCCAGCAGGAGGTGATGTGTTCAGGGCCCGCTGAAACCGGGAAGACGGTTGCCTCCATTTTAAAGCTGCACGCGATCTGTGAGGCGGTGCCGGGCTCGCAAATGGTGATGGCCAGGAAAACATTCTCATCTCTGGTCGGCTCGTGCGTGATGACTTACAAGCGCGTCGTGCAGCCGGAAATGCGCGGGATTGTGGCGTATGGCGGGGAGAAGCCCGAGCGTTTCATTTACCGGAACGGCTCGCAAATCTGGCTGGCTGGGTTGGATAATCCGGGCCGGGTTTTGTCGAGCGAGCGCGACGGGATTTACGTAAACCAGGCCGAGGAGCTCGTGATCGACGACTGGGAAACGCTGTTGACGCGCGTGACTGGTCGTGGCGCGGTGGTGGCCAATCCGCAGCTCTGGGGCGACTGCAACCCCGGCGGCTCGATGCATTGGATTCGCAAGCGGCAGAGCCTAAGAATGATTGTCACCACGCACCACGATAATCCATCACTCTACACGGAGTCAGGTGAACTGACCCCTCAGGGCGTCAAGTCGATGGCCGCACTGGATGCTCTAACAGGGGTTCGGAGACTGAGGCTCAAGGATGGGATTTGGGCCACCGCAGAGGGGGCAGTTTACGACATGTTCAACCCGCAGATTCACGTCGTTGAACGTGGCGAGCGTGAAATGAAAAGGTGGTTTTTGGCAATGGACATCGGGTACGACAACCCGGCGGTGATCCTGCTCATAGGCGAGGATGGAGATGGCCGGCACCACTGCTTCAAAGAATTCTACCAGCGGGGCGTACTTCCGACTGACTTGATCACCAAGGCCGAGGAGTGGTTTTCTGAATACCATTGCGAATTTGCGGCAGTGGATGAGGCGGCGGCCGGCATGATTGCTGACATGCGAACCCGTGGAATAAACGCTCACGGCGCGAAAGGTGGAGTCCTGTTCGGCATCGGCCAGGTACAGGACCGGCTGAAAACCATGGGGGACGGCCGTCCCAGGTACACTGTTAATCCGTCATGCTTGAACCACATAAACGAGTTTGAGTCGTATGTCTGGAAGCCGGAAAAGGACATGCCTGTAAAAAAGAACGATCACAGCATGGACGCTTACCGCTATTTGTTGGATTATCTCCATGAAAATGGCGAAGCCGGCCCGATCACCGCCCTTTACGATTCGCGCCGCTCTCAAATAATCTCTGGAAGGTTTGACCGGACTTGTGCTGGGTGAGATCACCTCTGAAAAAGGATTTGTCGATCCGCCAGAATAGAAATATTCCTTGACTTTAATATGGTTATGAAGCAATGGTTGCTTCAGATTGAACGAATCGACCGCCAATTATTCGCAAGCTGCCGTCGGACTCCCCATGGGACTTGACCCCGACAACGCGGGCAAGGCGTCGCCAAACACGAACTTTTTCAGCCCAACACAAACCCCCAGCAACACACCCGGCGGTGGCGTGTCGCAGGAGGAGCTGGTGCGGCGGTCAAATTATTGGCGCGATAATTACAACCCGCTGCGCGGTCTCACCATCGCGCGCCTCATGTACCTGTTTGAACAGTCGGAACGCGGGGCGTTCGTTGAGACGCAATTGACGCTACGCAAGGCGGAAAAGCGGTTTCCGGTTTTACGCGGGTTTGAAGAGAAACTTGTCAGCCACATCAAGGAGCTCGAGTCAAAGGTCAGGGTGAAAGAACAGTTGCCGGAGGGGGCCACCCCAGCAATGGCGGAAGCGCAGCGCAAATTTCTGCAATCCCGTTACGACCTGCTGAAGAACTTGAAAACTTCCATTTGCCAACTCGCGCTGGCCGACCTGCGCGGTTACGCCGTTCTGCAAAAGCATCGATACCAGGGCGGGCCAAATGACGCGGCAGTCGAGGAGCTCTACTGGCTCGAGCCGTGGTGCTGGGCGCGCGACGGGTTTTATGGTGATTTTTACTATAACGTCAATTCCCTGATAGGAATCGGACTGGGGTCCTGCAAGCCGACTCTGGGCGAGGAGAACCGAATCGGCAGCGTCAAAATGCCCCGTGAGGATTTCGTGATCCAGGAGGCAGAAGCGCCCCTTTACGAGATCGCCTTGATTTCGTTCGTGAACTGGCTCATGGGCCGGAAGGATTTCGCATCGTTCACGGAGATTTTCGGCCTTCCAAATTCTGTGGTGATCATGCCTCCCGACATAGCCAAGGGTAAAGAAACGGCTTACCAGGCGGCGGCTGAGGACGTGGCGCGCGGCGTGTCTGGCGTACTTCCTCACGGATCAAGCGTTGAGTTTCCCTCCCAAGGGGTCCGCAGCGACTCCCCATTTCTTCCATTCACTGGCGCGCAGGAGGCCGACTTGGTTCTGGCCGGTACGGGTGGTGTTCTGACCATGCTGTCAATGCCTACCGGCATCGGCAAAGGGGCGAGCGAAGAGCATGCTGTAGCCTGGCAAAAGATTGCGGTCACCAAGGCCAGCAGCATCAATGACACGCTGCAACGTGACTTCGACGCCCCGGAGCTGGCGGCCGCATTCCCTGGCCAGCCAGTTTGCGTGTATTTCGCGCTGGCCACAAAGGATGTTGACGACGTTTCAGCCCTGGCCGACACCGTCGTCAAGTTGGAGGGCGTCAACCTGCAAACCGACGCCTCGGAAATCAGCGAACGCACGGGCATCAAGTTGACCCGGGTTGCTCCGCCTGATCCTTCATTTTCCGCCGATGGCACACCCACCGACAACCAAAACGATCCAGCCGCGCCATCGGCGAAACTTTCCAACCGGGCCATCGATGATCCGACCGACCTTTCCGAAACCCTGGCTGAGATGCTTTTGCCGCTCATGAAGCGACTGGAAGCCATTGCGGCCATTGACGACGCCACCATTCAGCAGCACATGGTTGAGAAGCTGCTTAAGGATTTCCCGGCCATTGAAAAGGCGATCCAGGCCGACAACTCGCTTGCCAAGGGGCTTTCGCCAATGCTTGAGGATTCGCTATTGAAAGGGCTTTCCAAATGATCACGATTCTAAACCGCGATTTCCAGCACCCGACGGACGGCTGGTACATGATCGAAGCGGCGGGAACGCATCCAAACCGCGCTGCTGGCGTCGTTCAGGTGATCGACAAGGACGCAACGGAATCGATCGTGAACAAATTCAACCAGGATGCCAAGGCTGGCACTCTCCGGCATGGCTCCGAAATGCTGATTGACCACGAGCATTTCTCCGACCAGCCCGACCAAGAGACGCGCGCCTACGGGTGGCTCCAGGAATTGCAGAATCGGGATGATGGCGTTTACGGAAAAATCCGATGGACCACAACTGGCAAGGCCGCCGTGGACGGTGGCGACTACCGATTCTTCTCGACCGAGTACTCATCGGATGCGCTTGAAAAACTGGACGGAAAGAAAGTGCGGCCGCTGCGCCTGGGCGGTCTTACGTTGACCAACATGAACAATAACCGGGGGCAGAAGCCCATAACCAACCGGGGGAAACCTACAATGAAAAACATCGCAGAAACATTTGGCTTGCCGGCTGATACCAAGCCGGAAGCCGTTCTAAACGCAATTTCCAACCGTCTTGAATCTGATGGTTCAATCAAAAACGGTGATTACGTCGGACACCCATTCCACGGCAACCAGTACGGCGAGGGCGAAGGCGAGGGTGGAAAGGAAAACAAGGCCAGCGCCAAGGCGCATGAAGCCACAAAAGGCGCTAACGACAAGGCGTCCCATGAGAAGGCGTCCAAGGCGCACGCGCGCGCCGCAAAGCTTCACCGAGCCGAAGGAAATGATGCGGCTGCGGATTATCACGAGCACATGGCCAAGTTTCACGCCGGAAAGGCATGGAAAGCAAACAATCGCGTTCATAACGATTCCAAGGATGGTGATCCCGACGACTCCGACGCCTGCAAATGCAGTGATGACGCCAACGCCGCCAGCATGGAGGCCGACGGAAAGCGCGGTCACCTGAAGGCTGCGGCCCTGCACAAGGAAGCGGCGGACGCCCACGAGGAAGCCGGCAACGATGATCAAGCCGAGTTTCACAAAAACGCCGCGAAATTTCACGCGGAAAAGGCTGGCGTGGTGAAAAACAAAGCCGGTGGCAATCCCGCCCCGGCGGCAGACAACACACTGAACATGAGCAAAATTGCAACCACATTGGGGCTTGCCGCCGATGCGTCTGAGGATGACATCTGCGCTGCAATGCAAAACCGCGAAATCGGCGAACTGCTGACCACGCACAAAATCACCGACCCGGCCCGGGTCAAGCGACTGACTCCGATCCTTGCCAGTCTCGCCAACCGCGAAGCCAGAGTTGCCATGCTGGCCGAGATCGCCCCGTCAAAGGGCGGCACCACGGTCCTGAATCGTGGCAACGGCGGCGAGTCAACCAGCCGAGACATCGGCGAGCTTGACGAAAAGGACAAGGCCGTCAAGATCACCAACCGCGTCAACATTCTCAAGGCCCAGGGCTTGAAGCATGACCCGGCTTGGAAGCAGGCGACTCAGGAAATCGCCGAAGGCAAAATCTAACCAACCGCAACCAATCATCAAAAATTTATGAGTTCTGCCCTTTTTGTTCGCGATTACGCGATTTATCAGGAATCCGCCACGGACCTTTCGTCCGCCATCGGAAAGACGGTAATTTTCACGGCTGGCGCTCCCGTCGTCAGCTCTTCCGCCACGGTCAAATCGATTGGCATCGTGCTTGATGCGCGCACCAAGTCCAATGTTGTCAACGGCGTCACCAACACCACCTACCTGAACTCCATCGGTATCCTTGGCGGATTTCCCGGCACCTGTCGCGGGTCGATTTCCGCCACGCAAGCCACGCCGATCACGTTCGGAACGCTGCTGGCTCAGTACAGCGACGGGACGCTGGTCTCTGACCCTGGTTCCGGAGCGCGCGTTATTGTCGGCGTCATGTGCGACCCCAACGGCGCAGTGGCTGGCGACCTGTGCGAAATTGCGGCGTGCGAGGCCACCTATTACGCCTCATAGTAAACCAATCAACCACCACCATTTAACAACAAAATAATATGGCTTTTAACGGAACATTAGGTTCGGCAACACTGAATTATCAGCTGACTTCTTACGCGCAAGGTCTGTTCAACGACCTTGCCGACGTGATCAAGCTCGCTGAACGTCTGGCCCCCACCACGCCGGTCCCCGGCGCAAACGGCCAGTTCAAGAAATTCGACGACAAGAATTCTTTCATGCCGGAAAAAACCGCCCGCGCTTTGGGTGGCGATCCGGTTGTGATTGCATTCAGCGCGACGGATGACTATTACAATTGCAAGCCGCAGGCGCTCGAAGTCCGGGTGGACAAGGAGGAGGACCAGGCGGCTGGCAATGCGGGCGGAGACGTTCAGCAGAACTTGCTGGACCAAGGCAAAATCCGCGCGCTCGTCAACAAGGTCATGCTCTCGCACGTTATTGACGTCGCCAACGCCGTAGTTGCCGGCACCACGGCGCAGTCCGGTATTGGCACATGGAGCGACCCGAACGTTGACCCGATTGACCAAATCAACCAGCAACTGCTTGGCATCGCGCAGGATGTAGGCAGCACGCAAAACGTCAACATCACGATGGACCTGAGCGTGTGGAACACGATTCGGACGCATCCCAAGGTGAAGGCGCGCGCGCTGTTTGGCTCGGGCGCGGACGTGGCGACCATCAGTATTTCCCAGCTCAACGCGGCATTGATTTTCCCTTGTGACATCATGCCTGCCAATGTGGTTTACGATCAAACCCGCCTGAATCAGACTCCCAGCAAGGCGCGGGTTCTCTCCGGCGTGTGCCTGATTCATTACAGCCTGCCGGGTGCCACGATTTACGACCCGAGCGCGTTCAAAACATTCACCGTTGGCGCGGCGGGCTTCCTTGGCAACGTGCGCACGTACATCGCCCCCAACCAGCTCTGGCGCGGCCACCTGGTGGACTGGAGCCGGGATATTCACCAAACGTCAACGCTGTCCATGCGCCGCCTCAACATCAACTAACCAGCCCACCGAAAGCATTCAAAAATATGAAATTCTTAAATCGAATTCTGGTTGCGGCCTTCGCCATGGCGCTGGCTGTGACGGCATCGGCTCAGGTTTCCGCGTTCCACTTTGTCAGTCTGACAAATCTTCCGGTGTGGCCCTCCTACACACTCACGAACGGCACCGCGGTAACTTTTCACCAGCCGAATCAAGGCGTAAACGTCACGACGAACTACGTTTACAACTGGATCAATTCCGGCCTGGGCATTCAATCCACGTTTGCGGTGCCCTACTTTTCGGCGGCAACCAACGCGACCGGCGTAGGCCAGACCATCTACGTTTACCCGTCGGTTGACGGAACCAACGCGCTGCCGTTGTGGGCGACGCTGGCCAGCTCATCGAATCCGCAAACCAACGTGGTGATCTACGGTACGAACTGGAGCGAATTGCAGACTCGGGGGTTTGCCGGGTTTTTCCTGACGGTCTCAAATTCGTGTTCGCTGCCGATCATCACCGGCGGCACCATCACGAACCTCAGTGGCGGGACGACGAACGTTTACAATGCCGGTGTGCTGATAAACCAGTTCAATCGATAAAACTGAAAGGAGGCGACTCCGATCTAGCGCCGGCGGTGCCAGGGCACCGCCGGGAGTTCAAAACCCGATGTCAAACTGGATCACCATAACGATCGCCGACCTGTACAACTCGCAGGCCGCTGCCCTGATTGATGCCGCGAACTCGGTTTCCTTGAGCGTCAATAAGCCCGGCCAAGCAGATCAGGTTTCGCGAGTGCCGGGCATAATTGCGGATGTCACGATGGAAATCCGCCGCCGGGTTGCGCGGTGCAATCAGCTCGACCAAGTGGTTACCGCCATCCCGTCCGGGTTGAAACCGCTCGCGGTTGACATTATTTTCTGCCGGCTCAAGGTGGCCATGCAGATGGCGCTTAGCGAGGATGAGCGAGCGACACTGAAGCAGCGCGAACGCCAGCTTGATCGCATCGCCGATGGGTCGGATATGGTTGACCCACCCGACACCGCCATCGTTGCCAATTTCAATCAGACGCAACCGAGCCCCACGTTCGGAAAACGCCATCTATTTTTCACCCGCTGCACGCAAGACGGATGAGCGCAACAACCATTCAAGCACTGCAAAAGGCAGGCAAGCTCCCATCGGGGCTTTCCGATAAACAGGCCGCGCTTTTGCAGCGGTCGCTTGACCGCTACAGCGGCCAGGTTTCCGACAAGGTGTTGACCGCGATCCTGGATGACTTTCGCGACAAGCTGAAAACCGCAACCACCATGACCGATGTCAATGACATGCGCGGAATCATGGCAGACTTGCAAGCCAACATCGGCGGAAGCGAATCCTTGGCCAAGCGCCTGGAATGGTCTCTGAGGGTGTCGCAGGAAGTCGCGGCTGGGGCGGGAACCTACCTCAACCAGAATTTGACAGCAGAGGCCGTGGACGAATACCCGGCGCTTGAGCTGAAGCGTATATATAGCCGAGACGTTCCACGTGGAACAAAAGACCCAGAGGATAGCTGGCCCGCACGGTGGGAAGCCGCAGGCGGCGAGCTGATTGACGGGCGCATGGTTGCGCTCAAGGATGACCCGATCTGGCAGGCCCTGGGCGATGGCGATGGCGGATACGATGACACGCTTGGCAATCCTTTTGCGCCGTTCGCATTCAACAGCGGCTACGAAACATTGGACGTGAGTCGCAAGGAGTCCGTGTCTCTCGGATTGATTGGTGAGAATGAGCATGCAGACCCGGCCCCAATCGATTTTGGAACGCTGCTCAAGATTTCAAACAGGTCGTTTCGCGTGCCAGTCAAAATCCTGTCATGAGCGCCATTTCCATAACGGTCACGCAAGACACCGCAAACCAGGCGCTTTTCGAGCTGATGCAGTCCGTAACGCCAGCCAGGTTTGCTGGCAAGGTTGGTCCCGCGCTCGTTAACGAGACCAAGCAACATCTAGGCCGCCTTGGTAAAAATAAGCAGGGGTACAAATCCACCCGGTTTTACGAGAATTTTTCCGTCTTCTGGTCTCCTGACAATCGCGGCGTATCCGTCGATATTCCGCCAGCCGTGGTGAATGGCAGGCAGGTCGGCCTCGGCTTGCGCGTGTTTGGCGGGACCATAACGCCGGCAACGGCGCAAATGCTGGCCATCCCGATTTCCGCCGCGTCTTACGGGCGAGTGCCCAGAGACTTTCCAAATTTGTTCCTGCTGAAAATGACGGACGGTCGGGCGTTCCTGTGCCAGAGGGGCCAGCGTGGCCAGCAGCGGGCAGGCGGCCGGAGAGGGAAGGCTGGGCAGAGCTCCAAGCCACCGCTTGAATGGCTTTTTGTGCTGAAAAAGAGCGTAACTCAAGACGGAAACCGAGACGTTTTACCGAGCGACAAAAGGTTGCTTGACGTGGCCGCAAACGCTTTTAAAAACTCATGAAATATCAAGATTTATGGCCGCTGATCCAAAAGGACATCCTTGGATTGATCCAAGCGGATGACTTTTTGGGCACGCGCCCGGGCGTCTTGATCGAGCCCGGCGATGTTGACTCAGTGATTCAGATGAAGATCAACCGCGCCATCGGTCCGGGCCTTGATGGAAAAAGCGGGGTCGGATTCCTGGTCCTGCCAATTGAGCGCGCGGACGACGACAATGCGAACATGCCTGGGGGCCCACTCAAGTTGACCATCATAGTTGAGTGGTGCGAGAATGTGCTGATCAACAACTCCCAGGTGGGCACCGGGTACCCCATCCGCGCGTATGCGGCGGCGTGCGAAAAGCTCATGAAACTTTACACCCCGGTGGGTCTGACGCAAAACCTTGTTCCCGCGCGGCCGACGATTTCAGAATTTTCTGACCCCACTGCCAGCACACCAACCCGCATCGGCCGCGTCGAGTTCACCGCCATGGAAGCCGATTTCAAACCCTTCGTCAGAGTGAACCGCCCGCAAATCTCCGTCACTGGCGGCGTCATTGCGGGCCAAGCTTTTTCGTATCAATTGACCGGCACGGCGACCGTAACGGTTACCGCCCCTGGAGCTGATACGATCTTTTACACCACGGACGGCTCGCATCCTTACGAAGGCAACGCCGCCGCCCAGCCCTATACCACTCCGATCCAGATTGTCGGGCCTGGTCTTTTCCGCGCCCGCGCTTTCGCGCGCGGCAGCGCCGGCAGCGACACGGCGGCTGTCAACTTTTTCACCCCATAAACCATTAACCCACTGCCTTTATGTCTCTCCAACGCTCAAGTTTAAATCGTATCCCTGGCCGCCTGGCCTTCAACGGAATCAGCCTGTTTTCCAAGGGCGATACCACCATTGACACCGACCAGGTTTATAGCCAGGAATCGATCGAAGTCGCCGGCATGGGTAAAATTGACAACCGCGACAAGGAGGCTTACGACGAAATCACCCTGACGCCGGATGGGCGGGTCAGCCCGACCATCGCCGGCGTGATCTATCCGTACACCAATCCCGTGCTGGGTTCGGGCATCTTTCCCAGCACCGACGTTCCGGCCGTAGTGCATGGCAACGACAACTCCCTGGACACGCATCCGGCGGCTGCCGTGGTGCAGATGCCGCAGATGATCTTTCATCCGGTCAAATCCTTGTTCGGCCCGCTGAAACTGCTCTGCCTGCGTTCCACGACCACGGGCAGCGTCAATCCCTGGTCCACCGCCAATTCACTGCGAACGTTCGCCAATAGCGGCGGCACGTTCGTGGATGCCACCTATACCAATGCCGGGCCGATCACTCAGGATTATCTGCTCACCTGGGGCGCGGTTTCCGGATGGTCCACCCTGGATTTCTACGATGGGTTGACCTTCGAGCCCAAGGTGGAGTTTGTGGATGACAACGTGGCCGTGCATGGCCTGTTCAACAAACGCATCAAATCCGTTGGCGGCATGCTACGGGGTATTCCGATTGGCTTGACGCGCACGATGATTGACACGCAACTGCAGATTCAAGGGGCCGGGGCGGGACGCGGCAGCAGCGGTGCGGCCAAGGCGTATTCGGTGACGGTCACCGGGGCGGACGG